TAGCGTGAATCCAGCCTGTTCGGTTGGCGTGATTCGGGCGAAATCAAATAATCGGACTAAGTATGTAGAACTGCCTGTAGAGGGCTTGCGGACGGGGGTTCGATTCCCCCCGCCTCCACCAAAATTAAAACCCCAACCGTTCTCGGTTGGGGTTTTTTCTTGCCTGCTCGCGCCGGTTCCCGCGTGTTCGCGGGGGTTCCTGCGGAAGCCTGCGGACTGCGCCAACTGGCCACTTGGCCCGTTCTGGGCCACATTCCACTCTCTCCTGGCCATTCTTCTCTGCGGGTTCGCTCTCTGCCTAGTGCCCGAAGTCCGCAAAGGCGACAAATCCACCATTTACAAATCAATAAGTTACGCGCGGACGATTCAATCGGTTGGATTGTGGCATTGCCTACCCGGAGGAAACTCCTGCCTGCGATCAAGCCTCGTGGCAGCTCATGCAAATTGCGATTTGTCAGAAACTGATATACACTTCAGACAAAGGAGCCATGACCATGAGCCATCTTGCTGAGAACATTTTGTCTGCTGCCCGGGCAATGCCTGAGGGTGGCTTGCTCTCGCCCAAGGAATTCCTGCATCTGGGTTCGCGGGCAGCCATCGACAAAACCTTGTCCCGATTGGCTCAGGAAGGGAAATTGATGCGCGTGAGCCGTGGTGCCTACGTCGCCCCTCATCAAGGTCGATTCGGCGCTCGCCCACCTTCCACCGAGTCCGTAGTGCAGGCTATCGAAGCCATTTGTGGTGAAACGGTGGTGGCCAATGGCGCGGCTGAAGCCAATGCGCTGGGCTTGACCACACAGGTGCCGACGCGCGAAGTGTTTTTTACTTCCGGCCCATCCCGCACGCTGCAGCTGGGCAATCGTTGCGTTGAGCTCAAGCACGGCAATCGCTGGCAGTTGCTGCTGGGCAAACGGCCGGCAGGCATGGCGATTCGCGCGCTCTCTTGGTTAGGCCCTGAGGCCGCACCAGCGGCGCTAAAACAACTCCGCACCAAACTGCCCGAATCCGAATGGGAAGCCGTGCGCAGTGCGCGAGCCATGTTGCCGAGCTGGATGGCTAAAGTAGTCAGCGAGGTCATGGCGCATGGCTGAGTCTTGGTTTTCACTCAGCCGAGATGATCAGGCTGAAGCGTTGGAATATGCGGCCGCCCGTACTGGGCGGCCTGCGCATTTGCTCGAGAAGGACATCTGGGTGGTCTGGGTGCTTTCCGCCATCTACGAATCCGCGTTGGCCAGCAAACTCACATTCAAGGGCGGCACATCACTGTCCAAGGTGTATCGCATCATTGATCGGTTTTCAGAAGATGTTGATCTCACCTACGACATCCGAGAACTGGCGGCCGATCTCTTGAAGCAAGGTAACCCTATTCCGAACTCAACCAGCCAAGAGAAAAAGATCAGCAGCGCGGTACGCCATCGCTTGCCTGGCTGGATTGAGGCTACGGTGAGGCCGGTCATTGAAGCTGCATTGACGACTTCTGGCCTTGACGCGACCCTGACTCTGGCAGGAAAAGACAACGACAAACTGATCCTGGCCTATCCGGCGGTCAAAACTGGAACCGGCTATTCCGCGCCCACGATCCAGTTGGAGTTTGGTGCACGTGCTACGGGTGAGCCGCACCATGTTCAGCCCGTGGCCTGTGACATTGCGCCGGAAATTGATGGTGTGACGTTTCCAACAGCCCAGCCATTGGTGATGGCGGCTGAGCGTACCTTCTGGGAAAAAGCCACCGCAGCCCATGTGTATTGCTTGCAGGGTCGATTGCGCGGGGAGCGCTACTCGCGCCATTGGTACGACCTGGCCGCTATGGCAAAAACAATGCACTTTGCGGCGGCCTGTGCCGACCCTGATCTGGCCAAGGCAGTGGCAGAGCACAAGTCGGTGTTCTTTGTCGAAAAGGATGCGGCTGGTACCAAGATCGATTACTTTGCCGCCGCCAGCGGCCAGCTGCAACTCATCCCAACGGGTGAATCACTGACCGCTCTTGAGCACGATTACGCCGCGATGCTGGAGGATGGCCTGCTGGCGCTGAATCAGCCGAGCTTTGCCGAGATCATTGAGCAGTGCCGTGTCATCCAAGAAGAGGCCAATCGGCAGGCCCACATCAACGAGCGTCGCAAGGCACTGGGCGAGCTGGCTGAGCAAGCGCAAAAGCTCGACTTGGGTTACTGATTCGCGGTAGCAGGGTCAATCAAGCGCATCCGCTGCTCATCCCACAGCGCGGGTGGATCCACCGCAAGATCGAACAGTGTGACGTGATTCGGCAGCGCGTCGTCCAAGATGGCTGCAACGATGTCGGGTGCGAGCGTGGTCAGATTTACCATCCGACTCACGTAGCTATTGTCGATCGCCTCATGTGCAGCGATTTCCTTCAGGGATTTAACTTCGCCCGACTCCAGCATGGTGAGCCAGCGATAGCCTCTGGCCAGTGCTAGTTGCAGCGGCGTGGCAGCGACATCCCATGGTCGGGGCTGGGCTGTCTCGCCATTCGGTAGCGTGACGAGTTTGCGCCCGCTGCGGCGTTTGATCTGGATGGGGATGGTCAGTGTCAGGCGACCGTCGCTGGAAGAAATAACATCGGGTGTGCCGATCTGGGCGATGCGTATCTGGCTCATGCCATTGCCTCCTCGGTGGCATCCACTTGCGTGGGTCGCAGCTCCAGTACCAGACGTTCGATGCCATTGGCGCGCAGGCGAAGCTCGATATCATTGGGTGAAACAATCACTTTTTCGACCAAGAGCCGGACGATCCGGCTTTGCTCGGCGGGGAAAAGTTGATCCCATATCACATCCAGCCTGGTCATCGCTACGGCGATTTTTGCCTCGTCCAGTGTCGAGTCGAATTTGACTGCCTTGGCAACAATGTCGCCCAACAAATCCGGGGCTCGCAGGATCGCGCGCAGTTGGTCGAGCACTGCTGACTCGAGTTCGGCGGCCGGCAACCGTGGCAGCCCGGATGCACCAGCGAACTCTTTAGCATCGCGCTGCGGGATGTAGTACCGGTAGCGTCGACCGTTCTTCTTGGTAGTATGCCAAGGCGACAAGGCCCGTCCGTCGTTGCCGAACACGATCCCCTTGAGCAGGTAAGGCACCGTCGCCCGCGTGGCGTTGCCGCGCACTCGTCCGTTGGTGGCCAGGATCGCATGCACGTCTCCCCACACCTTGCTGTCGATGATCGGCGGGTGTTCGGCTTGGTACCACTGCTCCTTATGACGCAACTCGCCAAGGTAGGTGCGATTGTTCAGCAGTTTGTAGATTAGGCTCTTGTCGATGGGTTTGCCCTCGCGAACCTTGCCGTCCTGTGTGGTCCACGCCTTCGAAGTCGCGCCATCGAGCCTCAGTTCCTTGATCAGCAGGGTTCCAGATCCAAGCTCAACGAAGCGAGAGAAAATGTGCCGGACGAGTTTTGCCTCGCGTTCATTGGGCACCAGTCGCCGGTTGTCGACGTCGTAGCCGAGTGGCGGCACACCGCCCATCCACATGCCTTTGCGTTTACTGGCCGCGATCTTGTCGCGTATGCGTTCGCCGGTGACCTCACGCTCGAATTGCGCGAAGGACAGCAGGACGTTGAGCATCAACCTACCCATCGAGGTTGTGGTATTGAACTGCTGCGTGACCGAAACAAACGAAACACCGTAACGCTCGAACACCTCTACCATCTTGGAAAAGTCGGCCAAGCTGCGCGTCAGGCGGTCGATCTTGTAAACCACCACGATGTCGACCTTGCCAGCCTCGATATCGCTCATCAGACGCTTCAGACCAGGACGAACCATGTTGCCACCAGAAAAAGCTGGATCATCATAGTCGTCTGCGACCGGAATCCATCCCTCAGCGCGCTGGCTGGCGATGTAGGAGTGTCCTGCATCTCGCTGGGCGTCGATGGAGTTGTACTCCTGGTCGAGACCTTCCTCACTGGATTTGCGAGTATATACAGCGCAGCGCATTCGCCGTTTCAGGACTTCGCTCATCGCTGGGCTCCCTGTTTTTTGGCTTTTGGCTTGGCCTGCGCCTTGAGGCCAAAGAACAGCGGCCCAGACCAGCGCGTACCGGTGATCTCGCGGGCAATCATCGACAAACTAGGGAACAACCGTCCGTCAAATTCGTACTGGCCATTGGCGGTCGCAACGACCCGGTATTCGACGCGCTGGTACTCGCGGGTCAGCACCGTGCCCGGCACCGGCTGGTAGTCACGGTCACGTTTTTTTAGCTTGCCGGTATCGACCAGTACATTGATCCGCCGCTGATTGCGTTCTAGCAGCGCACGGTTATCTTTGCGGAATTCTACTTCTTGCAACCTGTAGGCGATACGCCGCTCCAGAAACTGGCGGTTGGGCGTTGGCGTATCGACACCAAATAGGCGTTGCCAGATGGCCTTGATTTCGGGCATCGGCAAATCAGGCAACTTGGCGATCTGCGCGATCACCGAGGTTGGCATGGATGGTTGTGCGTTCATGATGACTCCGTTTTTCTCTTGTGGACGGGGTCTGTATGAACGCGCTGGTGGCCAGAGAAGCCAAGCTCAAACTCGTTCTCTGAGGCCGCGTCTGCGGACCGTTCAAGGCCTTCATTGCGCAAACGGACGAGTCCGATCGCCAGCAACGACGCGACCTCACGGCGACGCTGCTCTGGCGTCATCCGGTCGGGCGGTAAATGGTTGATCTCTTGCATCGGTATCGGTCCTTTTCTGTCCAACTCGCTTGAAGCGAAATTGTCCGGATGAACCGTCACCGACACCATGAGGGAGTTTCTGGCGCCTGCTGGCTGCTGCGGGTTCCTACGAAAACCGATGCAAAGTTGCGCTTACTTTCTCACCGGATGTTGGCCGTTTCGGATGAAACGATCGAACGTATCCTCTTCCGGTTCTTCCTCATCGTGCTGCGGCTGCCGCCATTCGGCATCAGGCATCAACAGCAAGGTCAGTGTGTAGTCATACTGCGCCGCGACCTTGGTCATCTCGGTCAACGGCATTGATAATGGCTCACGCGGAAACCATGCTTGAGCTCGTGTCGTTTGGCTCTCACTGGCCGCCGAGCAGTTATCGCTGTAGGCCAGAGCACCTCGCGGCATTTCGATAGTTCGTTTGCGTGTTGCGAAATAGGCTCCCGACTTGAATGCTGCCTGGTTTGATTTCGCCCACAACATGTGATCATCACGGCTGGCAACCAAGATCGCGCGCTTATCGGCGATTTCAGTCCATCGCAATGCAGCGGCAGTCAGCGACACACCGTAGCGATCTGCGCAGTGACCCAGCAAATCAAAACTGACGGGTTGGCCATTCACCTGCCTTCTGAAATCATCCAGCGGCATCAGAAGGGTCGACGCGAACAGGTCCGCATCTATTTCGATATCCCGTTCGTTGCCGTCGCCGGTCTCGATGTCATCATCTCCGCACTCGAACCTGTCCTGCTGGTGGCGATGCAGGAGGTAATGGCCAAACTCATGGGCGACGGTGAATCGCTTGCGGCCAGCCGAGCTGATGGAACTGTTATAGACAATCAGCCACTTCGATCGCGCCTTGTTCGCTGCAAGCATCCCTTCAAAGCCATCCAGGTCTTCTCCCTGGATCTTGTCGACCGGTGAATCAGCAAAGCACTGACGCGAGTATTCCAACGCCACCTCGTTTACCTTGACCGGGAACCGATCTGTGCCCAATACCAGGTTGAGCATTGAGGAGACGCGGTTGGCCTCCGCCATCGGCTTCTTAAGCTCGCTCACTCGTCATCGTCCCAAGCATCAAGAATTTTTCGCAGGCGTTTCTTGGTCCCATCTGGCATGCTTTTATACTTGCGGAAGAAGGCCTCATCAAGAACCTCATCACCGGGTGCCGCGACAGAATCAGTCAGCAGGAATTCGGTGGTGACCTCGAGCACGGCGGCGATTTTGCCGATTTTCTCCGCAGAGGGCTTCGGGTCGTCTTTGTTCTCCAGCTCCCAGATGTAGCTCTTGCTGGAGTCGGTCAGCTCGGCCAATTGCTCGAGACTGAATTTCTTCTGTTTCCGCAGCGCGCGGATCTTGTCACCCAGGGGTGATGGCACTTGAGCCTCCTTAATCGTTGTATGTGGCACTGAAATAATACCACTGTACCGAACAATTGCGTACCTGCTTGACAAACCCATAACCGGTCTGAAATAATTCCAATCGTTCGGTACGCCGAACGTAATCGGTCTGCACACCCAAACAAGGAGACAGGGTTGCCCAGGCTGGTTGCCACCCGATCTACACCTTGTCAATGGAGATTCCTATGAACGATGCAGAAAATCTATCCAAACTCCTCGGCCATCTGCCGCCGACGGTTTTCCGGGAATTCATGGTCAGCGAGTTTGAACTGGTTATGCCGGATTTGGACACCAAGCAGACCAAGCGCGACCAAAGGGCCGCAATGGAAACGGTCCTCATGGCGGTCGGGGTGAGCAAGCGTCAGCAGATCGAAGAAGTGGCCGAACGCATCGCACTACTATCAGACGGCCCCGGGCAGGACGTCATTGAGGGGTTCCGAGACGACATCTTCGACGAGTCTGCCCGCGACGCCTTCGCAGCGATTCGTAACCAATACGAGCGAGCCGTTTGGCTCCACATCAATGAACCCGCGTTGTTCAAGGAGGCTCTTGATGCCCGCCAGGCCGATGTTTTTCGCCAAAGCGCGTCGTGCTATTCGGGGTTTATTGCGCCAAAAGACCTCGCGATCCTGGGTGATGATGCATCCAAAACCGCCTTTCATCAGACGGTCGCCCAGCAACTTGGCTGTGTCACCGATGCCGTCGCGATCCAGATCTTCAAGCGTCTGCGCCCCGACACCCAGACTGGAGACGACGTTGACCTGTACCAGATCAGCATTCACCACAACCGCCCTCCGGAAATTATCGACTGCGTTCTCGCCAGCGAACTCGTGCCGCAGGAAGTGATCCGGGCGGTGTCCTCCCATATCACCTACGAACCGGCCAACGGCCACCTGGAAGTACTTTCCAAAGATACGGATGGCCGAGAGGCGCTGGCACGGATCGTCGCGGATTCCTTGCTACAATCGCCTATTTCCGGGGAGAAGATCCCGCTCAAGCAGTACGATTACCAAAGTCTCGCCGCACCACGTATTTTCAATCTCGCAGGCGAGAATGTGGCGTCAGTAAAGGTGGTCGAACTCGGTTACTCGGTTTCGAACAACCGCTCGCTGACTGTGAAGATTTGGGCGAAGGATGCCGACGATATCTATACCGCTTCACGATCGCTGATCAGCCCTACGTTTGATTTCCGTAATCACAAATTGAACTACGCCAAGCTGTCCATCCGACTAAAGCGGGTCGACAAGGATCGAGCACGCACGATCACGGTCATCTTGCGTGAAGATAACAAGTGCAACATCAAGACCAAGCGAGAGAAGGATCGGGCGCTGTGCGACCGTCTGCTTGCCAAATGGCAACTTGTGAAGGAAATTGGCGATGTCGGCGAACCCGCTGTCCACGCGCTCGCTGCTTGACCTGACTGATCTGTTCGACCGATCAATCGGGCCGGTCAGCGACGCAGATGGCCAGCGCATGCATGGCGTGCCAGGATGGGACGTTTTTGGCCAGACGTCCTTATCTGCGCAGGATATCGCGGTCTGGACAGAGTGCGTGGGCTACGCCAGCAGTTATCCGGCTCCGTGCGGCGACGAGCGCCTGCCTGTCGATCTCATGGAAGATCAGGACCCGTCCAGATATCGCTATCGCTGTCCGGAGACATTCCGACTGAAACACATTTCGGCGGTCGAGGCTGCAATCCACGCCGTTCAACCATCCAAGTTTCTGCATGCCATTGCCGACCTGATCGGCATTCCGCAGGCACTGCGCAAGGGGATCGAATCACCCCTGCTTGATGGCAATCTCTGGGCTCTTGGCAAAGCACGCATCGGGGCCGCGCACACCGACATCTGGTTCGTGCGCGGACTTGCATCATCAGTCGATACAGTTTTTCGCCACCTTCATGCGCCGACGCTTCCGGAACAAGGACTCATTCTGTCTTCCGGCATGGCGCTGCCGGGCTTCGTGCGGCCGCCTAGAAATTACCGCTTTGCTTCAATCCGCGACGTCATCGTCGACTACGTCCCGAAGCCAAGCATAGACATGGACCTTCTTTATCGGACACTGGCGACGCCGGCGGACGGAACGCTGCGACCGGTTCTTCCTGTTCACTTCGACGAGTACACCAAAACACTGACCATTCGCACCAAAACCAAGCCATGGGTCATCAAAGGTGATCGCCAGCCAGCGGCAGTTCAGTACATGTACCAGCAAGCACTCAACGATCGGTGGGTGCTGTCAGCTGCCGAGATTCTTGGTGCAGCTTACTCGGACAAGAAAACGGCACGTAGCCAGCGAATGCAGAATCTCTTCAGCGGGAACACCGAATGGGATGACTACATAGCCAACCCTGAGAAGGGCAAATATGGTTTCCGACTTGAATGAATCATCACCAGCTATCCGCCACACGAAAAACCGCCAGAAGGCGGTTTTTTGCATTCTAGACCTCGAATTTATCCGCAACAGCTGCGCCCGTACATCAGCCCGTACATAGCGGCGGCAGACACCCGCACATACCAACTCCGAAAATTTACTCACGTTTCCGCAATCACTGAAAGGAGCAAAAACGTGAGTATCAAACACCTAAACCAAAGCCAACTAGCCGACCGTTGGGACATCAGCGAAGCGTCTTTGGAACGCTGGAGATCAGAAGGAATCGGCCCTGTCTTTCTGAAACTCCAAGGACGCGTCCTGTACCGCGTCGAGGACATCGAAGCATTCGAGATCGGCAGCCTGCGCAAGAGCACTTCTGAGCGCGTCATTGCGGGGGGTGCAGCATGAGCGCCATCGCCCTCGATCAGGTCATCACCACGCCAGCCGGCGATCTCGCCGCGAAACCGAGTGAAATTCTGTTCCAACTCAGAAACGACGCAGCTGATCTGCTCGCTGCAGCCAAGGCGATCGTCGATCACGTCGACCGTGCGCTTGATCTCAAGTATGCCGATCAAGCGCATTCGGTGCGCCTTGCCACAGGTAAGGACACAGGTGTCGTGCATTTCGATGACGGTCAGGTACGCATCACCGCCGACTTGCCCAAGAAAATCGACTGGGACCAACAGCGTCTCGCCGACATCGTGCGTCGCATTGCCGCCAACGGCGACAGCCCAGCTGAGTACGTCGAGATTAGCTACCGCATCTCGGAAGCCAAGTTCAATGCGTGGCCTGAGTCACTCAAGAGTGTGTTCGCCCCGGCGCGCACCCTCAAAACCGGCAAGCCCGGATTCCGCCTCGCCTTGCTTCAGGAGTAACCATCATGAAAACAAAACCCTCGTTGCTTGATCTGCTGCGCCAGCAGTCTTCGATGTACATGCGTGACCTGCCTGACAGCGTGCGCATCCCGGCGCTAGACGGTAGCCGCCCAGACGATGTGATCCGCCCCGTCCTGGATGCAACCATCGACGACATTGCCTTCGCCGTCCAAGGCCTTGAAGCGGAGTCCACTGCTATCCATCGCCGGCTTGGTGCCCTCCGTGATCTGTACGAGATGGCTCGCAAGCGCGGTGCATTGGGCTTCACCCCGGTGTCCGAGGCCTTTGCACGACTGACCACCGAGGAGGTGCGCAAATGAACCTACCAATCATCACTGCCGATCAACGATTGGCCGAGCGGCGCGGTGTCAAGGGCGTGCTCGTCGGCAAGAGTGGCATCGGCAAGACCTCGCAGCTGTGGACTCTGAAACCCGCAGCAACACTGTTCTTCGACCTCGAAGCAGGCGATCTCGCGGTGGAGGGCTGGGCTGGCGACACCGTCCGTCCGCGCACCTGGCAGGAGTGTCGCGACTTCGCTGTTTTCATCGGCGGCCCCAACCCAGCACTACGCAATGAGCAGCCCTACAGCCATGCGCATTTCGATGCAGTCTGCGAGAGTTTTGGCGAGCCGTCGGCCATGGACAAGTACGACACCGTGTTCGTTGACTCGATCACCGTCGCAGGTCGCCTCTGCTTGCAATGGTGCAAGGGGCAACCACAGGCATTTTCCGAGAAAACCGGCAAACCTGACAGCCGTGGCGCGTATGGCTTGATGGGCCAGGAAATGATCGGCTGGCTGACCCACCTGCAACACACCCGGCGCAAGAACGTGTGGTTTGTCGGCATCCTCAACGAAGCACTCGATGACTTTAATCGTCGCGTTTTCTCGCTGCAGATCGACGGCTCCAAAACCGGTCTGGAATTGCCCGGCATCGTCGATGAAGTCGTCACCCTGGCCGAGATCAAAGGCGATGACGGTGCCAGCTATCGCGCCTTCGTCTGCCACACACTGAACGCATGGGGTTATCCGGCCAAGGACCGCTCAGGTCGCCTCGACACCGTTGAGGAGCCGAACCTCGGGCGTCTCATGGAAAAGATCGCCGGCCCAGCCAGACCTGCGCCCGAGCGGCTCGATTTCGCTCGGCCCAGCGCTATCTCCATCGTCACCCCCGAATCCAATTTAACTCAGGAGTCCTGATCATGACCTATTTCGATTTCAATTCCGCTTCCGAACAAACCTCCTTCGACCTGATCCCCAAAGGCAGCCTCGTGCGCGTTCGCATGACCGTCAAGCCGGGCGGCCACGACGATTTGTCGCAAGGCTGGACTGGTGGCTACGCCACTCGCAACGTCAATACCGGCTCGGTCTACCTGAACTGCGAATTCGTGGTCATGGAAGGAGAGTACGCACGCCGCAAGATGTGGTCGCTGATTGGCCTGCACAGCCCGAAAGGGTCTGAGTGGGCCAACATGGGCCGCACGTTCGTCAAGGCCATCCTCAACTCGGCACGCAATGTCCATCCAGGAGACAACAGCCCAGCCGCACAGAACGCACGGCGCATTAGCGGTTTCGCTGATCTTGATGGCATCGAGTTTCTGGGCAAGGTCGACTGGGATAAGGACCAGAACGGCCAGGATAAAAGTGTCATCAAGTCGGCGATCACACCTGACCACAAGGACTATGCAGCGGCCATGGTTGCGCCACGCAGTGCGGCGACCGCACCGGCAACACAGGCCGCCAATGCCACCATCGCACCCAATGCCTACGCACAGGCCACGGGACGCGATCCCATACCTGGCCGCCCCAGTTGGGCTCAGTAAGGGAGGACCGACATCATGATGCTCCGTCCCCGCCAATCACTGCTGGTCAAACGAACCTTGGACGCGCTCGCCCAGCATGGCAACACGCTGGCTGTCGCGCCTACCGGATCTGGCAAGACCATCATGTTGTCGGCGGTGGCCGGCAGCCTGTTGTCTGAGCCCGATGCCAAGGTCTGCATTCTCGCTCACCGCACCGAACTGACGGGCCAGAACCGAGCCAAATTCTCTCGGGTCAATCCTGGCCTCACAACCTCAGTGTTCGACGCCAATGAAAAATCGTGGGAGGGGAACGCTACTTTTGCGATGGTGCAGACCCTGTCTCGCCCGTCGCATTTGAAGCAGATCCCCACGCTCGATTTGCTGGTCATTGATGAAGCACATCACGCATCCTCCCCCAGCTACCGCGCTGTCATCGATCAGGTGCTGGACAAGAATCCAAAGGCTGGCATCTGCGGCCTGACCGCCACCCCGAATCGAGGCGACGGCCAAGGACTGCGTGAGGTCTTCACCAACGTGGCTGATCAGATCAGTCTGGGTGAGATGATTGCATCCGGCCACCTGGTGCCGCCACGCACCTTCGTGATCGATGTCGGCGCGCAGGAGGCTCTGCAAAAAGTGCGGCGCACGGCGATGGACTTCGACATGGACGAAGTTGCATCGATTCTCAACAAGTCGCTTATCACCGATGCAGTGATCGCGCACTGGAAACAGAAAGCTGCCGACCGCAAGACCATCATCTTTTGCTCGACGGTCACCCATGCGCAAAACGTCTGTGATGCATTTGTGGCATCAGGTGTTCATGCCGTGCTGATCCACGGTGAGTTATCAGACGCCGAGCGCAAGGCGCGCCTGAAGGATTACGAAACTGGTCAAGCCCAAGTGGTCGTCAATGTCGCGGTGCTCACCGAAGGTTACGACTACACGCCCACCGCTTGTATCGTGCTGCTGCGCCCGAGTTCCTACAAGTCCACCTTCATCCAGATGGTGGGGCGTGGCCTGCGCACCGTGGACCCCGAGGAGTTTCCCTGCGTCATCAAAACCGATTGCATCGTTCTGGACTTCGGCACGGCCAGCCTTATGCATGGGGCACTCGAGCAGGAGGTCAACCTCGATGGTCATCCCCACGATGGCGACGCGCCTACCAAAGATTGTCCGGACTGTGATGCCATCGTGCCGCTGGCCTGCATGGAGTGCCCGCTTTGCGGCCATGTCTGGGAACGCAGCCCTGACGATGTGGGTGAGTTGTCTGACTTCATCATGAGCGAGATCGATCTTTTGAAACGCTCGAACTTTCGCTGGTGCGACCTGTTTGGTTGTGACGACGCGTTGATGGCCACGGGCTTCAGTGCCTGGGGAGGCGTGTTCTTTCTGAACGGTCGCTGGCATGCCATAGGAGGTGCCAAGTCGCTGGTCCCGAAGTTGCTGGCCGTTGGCGATCGCACGGTTTGCATGGCCAAGGCAGACGACTGGCTCAATGACCACGAGTCGGCCGATTCTGCACACAAGACCAGGCGCTGGCTCAACGAGCCACCGACGCCTAAGCAACTGGGTTACCTGCCAGAGCCAATGCGTGCCGATTTCGGCATGACCCGCTACCAGGCGTCGGCATTGCTGTCGTTTCAGTTCAACAAGAACGCGATTCAGCGGCTGGTGACAGCGGCCAACGACGCGCATGTATCCAGTGCGATGGAGCTTGCGTGAAATGCGCCGTTTGCTCCCGCAAAGCCAAAGGCTTTGGCTGGTTCAACGCCAGCATCAAACTCGGCGACCTCAACCGCTATTCCGACAAGTTGGTGTTTTGCTCGCGGCGCTGCCAAAACGCGTTCTCAACGCTCATGAACAAAACGGAGGGACAAATGATTGATCCGAGTGAAATGGAAATGGCCGCGATGGGGTGTTGCTTGTCGCCTTTGGGCGAGTTTGTGGGCGCCATCGGCATGGACCGCCCGCTGGCGAGTTACAGCCGCGAGGAGGTGATGACCCTTATCGATGTCGTGGTCACGGCCTATCAGGAGCACATGACGTCTGAGCACGAACGCATGGCCGCCAGGGATCTTGCGTTTTTGGAGGAGCGACTGGCCCGGAAAAGCAAGTCCTCATCCATGGGAGCGCCATTCTGATGCTGGACTTCAACTCTCGCCCCAAAATTCAAGATCAGATCACAAGCCTGATCGATGGTGCACTGATCCGCGAACGCGCGGGTCAGAGGCCGCGTGACTATCTCGGTGCCTCGCGCCTCGGGGTCGCTTGCGAGCGTGCTTTGCAGTATGAGTACAAGCACACACCGGTCGACGTCGGTCGTGATTTCTCGGGCCGCCTATTGCGCATCTTTGAAGTCGGTCACACCTTGGAGGACTTGGCCATCCGCTGGCTAAGTTTGGCCGGATTTGATCTGTATACACGCAAGGCCCAAGGCGGCCAGTTCGGCTTCTCGGTGGCTGGCGGCCGAATACGCGGCCATGTCGACGGCATCTTGAACACCGGCCCTGCTGATCTGGGTCTGAGCTATCCCGCCATCTGGGAGTTCAAGACCATGAACGACAAGTCCTGGCGCGACACCGTTAAGCATGGGGTTGCCAAGTCCAAGCCTGTTTATGCCGCACAGGTCGCAGTCTATCAGGCGTACATGGAGGTCGGCATTCCTGGCATTGCTGATAATCCAGCGCTTTTTACTGCAATCAACAAAGACACCCAGGAAATCTGGTTCGAATTGTTGCCGTTTGACGGTGGACTGGCGCAGCGCATGTCGGACCGTGCCGTGCGCGTGATCACTGCTACCAACGCCAGCGAGGTCCTGCCGCGTTTTGCAACCACGCCCAGCCACCAGGAGTGCAAGTTCTGCGCGTGGCAAGACCGTTGCTGGGGTTCAGCATGACGGCGGACACCATCGTCTGGCTGGACTACAACAACGCACCGGAGCAACGCGCGGAGCTTGCCTGTGACACGGAAGCACTGCGCGCAGGCCTCTTGGATCGGCTTGAGTCCGTGCTTCTCTACCTATTTCCCAGCGGGCTGATCCGGGGCAACAAGTTCTATGTTGGTGATGTCGATGGCTCGCCTGGCAAGAGCCTGGTCGTCGAACTGGAAGGGCCTCGGCGGGGCTTATGGAAAGAC